AACATTATTTCTAGATTCAATAGACATTAAGAAACTCTTTTATTAATTGTTCTATATTCAAATGTTATATCATTAATTGATACTCCATTAACATCACCAGCTCCATTAAATTCTAAAGCAATACTTTGACAAAGAAATGGAGCGTCAAAAGAAAGAACAGCAACATTCCAAGAATTAACATTCCCACCTAAATTACCACTTAAAGCATATGTATTACTACTTTGAGGAGTAGCAATGCTACTATTTGCAAATGTAGTATTTCCATCAGCTGCAACTTTAAAAGGATTTGAAAGAGTTGCTGAATGTGAGTTCATATATGTAACATATATTTTATATATTTTTTTAACACGGTCTGGTTCGTCAAAATCAAAATCTTTTGTTATAAACATTGGTTTACCAGTATTAACAGAAGTTGGACTTATTTGTTGAAAAACAGCTTTATCACTATATATACTAGCCCCACTATTATGAGATGCTTTTGTAGTTGAATTATATCCAGGTTCTACTGTTACTTTATCTTGATTGCTATCTGTATTTGTACCTATTACTAAAAATTCTTCAGAATCAATTTTTAATCTATCTCCAGATACAATTTTTGTATGAGAATTTGCATCTAAATCCATAGTAATTTGTCTTGCAGAAGCATAACCAAGATACCAAACTTGATTATCATTAGTTGCGTGAGTAACAGTAAGGTCTGCTCCAGTTGAAGTAGCTTGAATATCTAAAGTGTATCTAGTTTGAACAATAGTTATCGGTCCAAGTTCTACAGTAGTACCAGCAAAACTAACAAAGAAAGAAGTATCATGAAGGTCTTCATCATGGTCTCCACCTCTCCATAAATCTAATTCTACGCGATAAACAACACCAGCAATTGTTGCATCTATATTGGCGTCTGGAAGTCTCATTCCTTCTTGATTTGTATTTGCACCATGTTGATGTTCTAATCTATCACTATCAGCTCTAAAATTAAATGTTCCCCCACCTTGAACAACCCAATTACAACTTGAACCGTTAAGTCTTTGGTCATCTGTATCTGTTATAATATCTGTATCATTATCTGTAAAATTACTACCTAAATCAAAGCCAGTATCAAAACTTGCTTGATAAGCTAAAACAATATTGTTATTCCAATCTAAAATAGGATTAGTATAAGCTCTTTCATTTGTAAAAATACTATCATTATAAACCCAAGATTGAGATATAAAATTATAAATATAACATCTATTTGTATTTCCACTTGATGTTCCAGTAGCGTCTCTAAGAACATATAATTGTTTTTCTTTTGGAGAAAACATAAGCATTGGTTTTACATTTTCATCATGAGCTTTAACAAAAGTTGCCCAAGATGAAGAAGAATTATGATAATCTGCTTCAGTATCTCTTAATTTACCTTCAATTAAATTTACTACTTTTCTTCCATCGTGATACCAACATCCATGAAGATTAGCCCAAACAATACCATAAGAAGTAGAAACTGCACTACAAGGATGACCAATACCTCCAGTTTTTCTTATTGTTTGTTCTGGAAACCAATTAGTAGCTTCTATATGTTTTACATTCCAAATGTGCAAAGAATTAGATTTAAATATAAATAATTTGTCTGTAAAATATTTTAATTCAACAATATCGTCAGCATCGCCTTCTGAAGCATTAATATAATTAAACCCAGGGATAGTATCGAATTTTCTAAATTCACTATACATAACCCTATCACCGTATCTATTTATAGTAGCACTATCTTCTCTTAATTTTACATTTCCATACCAAGCTCTTTCTCCACCAACAGTAGAACATTTATAACTTTCACCTAAAAATCCTATAGAAATTCTTCTTATATCTGGATAATAATTATTTATAGTGTTATATGTTTCTATAGAAGGATTTTTTGAACGAATTGGTAAACGAGAACTAAAACAATCTTTTGGAATTTGCCCTATACCTGAAACATTAGTCCATTCTTCTATAGTAGTTCCACTTTCAGCATCAGTATTATTACCATGATTAGCAGCCCAATGCCACCAAATAGTATACTTACCAGTTAAACTAGCTCTAACTCCTTTTACTAAATCTATATCAGCAAGAAGATGCCAATCATCATCTGCTTCTTTTTCTCTAATATATATTCTACCACCAGTTACTCTAGCTGGATACGGTCCGCAAGCCATTACAGAAACGCTTAGTTCACAAAATTCTCTACTATCTGGTATTACAAAAGTTCTTAAAGTATCATCTGCTTGTAAATCGTCATTTGTTCTTAATAAAGATTCTTGGTCTCCATCGTAAACAAAAGAAGTAGCAAATTCATATTCTCCAGGCATATAAGAACCGCTTCCTGCGTCACCCCAAGCAACTGTAAAATTCCAACCGCAACCATATTGAACAATATAAGGATAAGTAGCTATATCTATTGCAGCTGGTGTAGAACTTCCATAGCCTCTATAAACATAAAGTCTTTGATTTTCAATTTCTACATTTCTAACTAACATTCTTTCTGATGTAAATGTAACTGCTTGGTCAATTCTTCCATTTAAATCTGCTAATCCAATAACAGCTCCAGTTGGAACTCTAGATAAAGAACCCTCATCCATTTTTAAATAAGTTTGAGTAGCAGTAGGATTTTTAGCTTCAGAAGTTTTTAATTTTGTTACATCAAGGATAAATCTTGAATAACTGCCATTTCCATGAGTATTGGTACTAGACATTAAATTTAAAGAACGAATTAAATGAGTATCTATACTAAGATATTGATTCCAATTAGTTCCACTAGATGTTGCATTTGTGTCTGAAAAACCCCAACAAGATGATTCTGGAGTAGCAGTATTATTCCCAGGATTTGGTCTATTTGCATTTGCTGCTGTTGTTTGACCTCCACCACCAAGAAACCAACCACTAGAAGGCTTTCCTAAAAAATTGGAATGTTCTTGCCACCCAATAAAACTTCCCCTAGAATAAATACTTGCCTGAGAGCCAGAACTTCCAAATTGTCTAGTTTCATAAAATTTAAAATGTTTTACTATAGAAGTATTTAAATCATTAGCATCACAAACTCTTAATGATGATTGCCCAGGAGTAAATATAAATTGAGAAGTGCTACCCTTTAAAACTGGAGAAATTGCATTTGCAGACCAACCGCTAGTTCCTACAGAAACCCCAGGTGTACCAGATTCATATATTGTACCAGAATTAGAACCAGCGTCATCATCATCAGTAGAAGCATTATAAGACCAAACATTTACAGTTCCAGCGTCTTCATCTCCTATAGCTATTAATTTATCTCCACTTTTACCAATTCCAGACAATTCTATTGAAGTATCTGAACCATCTTGATTTTCATTAATAAGAGGAGGACCAGTAAGACCCATATAAGAATGGCTTCCATCGTTTGTAATAGAATTTATTGTGTATATTCCATTATTAGATGTCGACTTTCTAACAATTAAAGTATCTCCAACATTAAAAGAAGAAAACCCAGTAAGCGTATTTTCTCTTTTTACATATTGACCAACTGGAATAGCCATATTATAAATTTAAATTAGATGGAGGAGGAGCTATTGAACCACCGACACCACCAGTTTCACCAGATGGATTAACAAATTTTATAGGGTAACTTCCCGAAGATGTAATAGCATCAGCACCAGAAATATCACTATCACTTTCAAAATAAAATAAATTTCTACCACCAGAACTAGATATAATAGTAGAACTCATTGAAGAAATATTTTTTTCAGTACCTCCACCAGCATGAGATATTAAACTACCAGAAGGTCTTAATGCACCTAATTGGTCAACATAAAAGTTTTTTAATGATGTAAATTCTTTTACATTAATATCTCTAGGGTCTCTTACTGTGCTTAATCCTCCAGAAAAATCTCTAAGTGTTAATTTTTTTTTTGGCATAATTATTATACATCATCTAATATCGCAGCAACAAGGACAGTAATTGTAAGACTTCCTTGAGCAGATGGTTTTAAACCAGATAAAGTGCAAGTTCTAGCATGAGTTTTTGCTACAGTTGTATTAGGAACTTTAGCAATAAGCATATCTCCAGCTCCAATAATTATTGTATCATCAGTATCATAAGCAGCGTCACCAGCATCAAAAGAAACTCCAACACCACTAGTAGCAACTGTAGCTGTATTTTTAATAGCTATCCATAATACTTTATCACCAGTAGCAACTTGGTCAGCAGAACCAAAATAAGAATCACCAGTATCTAATAAATCTGTACTAGCCGAATTATCAACAGAAACTTCAGCATAAACCCATTTTTCAGTTGAATCAGCTGGTTCATAATTATATGTTCCAGATAATTTAGAACGAACTTCGTCTAAAAAAACTTCTATTTGAGAATTTGTTACTGCTTCGTCAGCCATTTATTACTTCTTTTTTCTTTTTGATTTTCGACCTTTTTTCTTTGGTGGTCTGCCTCTTTTTGAACCATAAGTTCCTTTACCTTTAGGCATAATTACTTACCTTTAAATACACCTTCAAGAATGTCTGTTACAACATCAACAACTTTCTCAAAGAATATTTGTTCTTTATCTTCAGAAACAAATGGAATGTCAATACGTTTATTAATTGCTGTAGCAATTTTTTCTGCCATTTCATCTGAGCCTAAATGGTTCATTGCTTCTTCTTGCATTTTTTCAGCTTGTTCTTCAGCTAATTTTACAAGCATTGATTTTATATCCATTGTATACTCCATGTTATTATTATTGTCAATATTCCCATTCCTCCGAGAATATAATTTCTCCAATTTTCTAATGACCTTGTACGCCCATTAGACTCTTTTAATTGTTCTTTAATATCTGGTAATTCTCTATTTAGAATTGTTTCAATTCTAGTAAGACGTTCTTTAACGTCTAATCTATAATCATCCATTTTAATGTTTTCCATTTATTCTACTCAAAGAACCATCTATTCTAGAAACTTGATTATCAAGGTCATTGATTTCTTTGGTTAAAGCATCAAACTTTCTATCTAATTTATCATCAGATTGATTCCATCTATTAATTAATTTTATAATCATGCCTTCCATATTTTCTAAAGTTTCTGATTGACCTTTATTTTCTACTTTTAAATTTTCTAATGTTTCTTGTTGTTTTGCACTTTTATTTGATAAAGATACTACTAAATATACAAACATTGCCCCAACAACTCCTATCATCCCAGCTTCGCCATATATTGCTAAAAAATCCATTATTTTTTCTTTTTCTTTTTTCCCCAACTAAGAGGGTTGATATTAAATTCTTTTTCATAGAAGGCTACTTTTTCTGCCAACTCTTCTCGCTCAATCCTTTCTTCCAAAATGTGTTTATTAAGCAAATCTTCAATTTGTTCATTTGCAATAAAAACATTGTCTTCAAGTTTTGTAATTCTAGTTTCAATTTGCCAATAACCATAGACAAGCATTCCAATAAGAACTGCAATTTGACCAAGCCATTTAAGGTTAATGCTAACAATGGCATTATCATCAAGAATAGTAGTCCTATAACTTCTAGCGGTATCTGGTTTCTCACTCACTTTACCTCGACTTTTTCCCAATCATTGTGTAAGTAACACCAATTAGTATGATTAGAGATATTACCATGATACCAATGTGTAATGCTATCAGCATCAATTATCTCTGTAAATACTGTATTTGTAAGTGTATCTTGTGGTGTTAGTGGAACATTTGCCACTACCCAACCTTGACTGCAACTTGGTATCCCTGATATAATTAACAGGAATGTCATAACTTGTACTAACAACTTTAAAATCTCCATTCTTTAATTTTTTTATTATTTTATTCATTAATATTTAATTTGTTATTTTTAATTGATTTTGTTTTAATATAATTAATTAAAAACTCTATACTAGATTGGGTATCTTTATCTAATGATTTAAATTTTTTCTTTATCTTTTTATTCATAAAACCATCCACCAAGCTATACCAGTTTCTACTACTATATCAGCCATAGTGTTATATGCCCATGCTTTTTTAGTACCATAAGTTTCCTCATCCCCTTCAATAAACCATTCAAATACCTCCCACAATACACCAATAATAAACACTCCCATTACACACCAAAAATCTGTCCAATGTAACCATTGAAATATTTTACATAAGAAAGCTCCTGCCGCTAAATGATATGCAGTCCATCCATCTAATTGACTTGTTCTTAATTGCCATGATACTAAAGTTGCTAAAGGATTCTTCATTCTACAGCTGCCGATTGTTTTATACCTTGACCTGGATTATACCAAGCTCTAGTTTGAATATAAGGTTTACCAAGTATTTCTACAAGAGATTGCCCCTCAGATTCTTGTTCTTTTTCTTCTTTTTTAAATAACTGAGAATACATTAAATCTAAATGTTTTACTAAATGAGTTAATTCTGGAACACTTACAACTACTTCTTTTTGCTTGTTGTTCTGAGCTTGATATATTTCTTGTAATGTCATTTTTCTTTTATCATATGATTAACTAATTCATGCTTACCAATTATCATTCTACCAGTTCCTCCTCCATGCTCATCTTTACATTTATCAACATATGCTTGTTCAATTGTATTAAAATTATCACTACGTTGTATTACATCTCCATTAAAAGCAAGAAAATATGTTTTACTAGAAGGATAAGT